CATATTTTTGATACTGAGACCCTGGAACACACACCAGTAAATAACCCTTACAGGTTGTTCTACAACATTTACTACGAAGATACTGATCACCAAACGTTCAATACTTCGGAGTATGAGAACAAGATTGTCAAGGTTATTGTAAGGAAAAAGACCGACACAAAGAAGTTTGAAAAATTTATTGATAAACTTTATTCTGTTGGTGTGGCTGATCTTAAGATCGTAGAAAACTTCCAACTCATGGACTGTGAAGATTTTGAAGCTGATGAGTCAGAAGACACTATGTCTATCTTGAGTCGTTATATTGATGAATCTGAAACTGAGTTAAATAAGACAGTAATTCAGTCTCTCATCAAAGAAATATATCAAGAGGCGTGTGAGGTCGTATAATGTTCATCATTGCGGTTGCAGGTAGAGAAAAAGAAGGAGCATACTCTGTGATCGATGATGATGGAGAACAGGTCCTTTATATCTTCTGTAATGAAGATGACGCTGAAAGATATGCAATGCAACTTGAAGAACTTGACTATCCAGAGATGCATGTGTTAGAAGTAGAAGACGAGATAATGATTAAAACTTGTGAGATACACGATCACAGGTATACTATAATTACATCAGATGATATTGTGATTCCTCCTGACAAAGAATATGATAACCTTTAAAAAGATTTCTTGGCAAAACTTTCTCTCAACAGGCAATCATAAAACCGAAATTAAATTGAATGAGAAGTCTACCACTCTCATTGTTGGTTCTAATGGTGCGGGTAAGTCCACTATTCTAGATGCATTGACTTTTGTTCTTTATGGAAAGTCGTTTAGAAAAATCAATAAGGCACAGTTAATTAACAGTACCAACGAAAAAAATTGTTTTGTTGAGATTGAGTTCAGTGTCAACTCTATTGATTGGAAGATCGAACGCGGAATCAAACCCAATATCTTTAAGATCTACCGTAATGGTGATGAACTAGATCAGTCTGCATCAGCAATCGACCAACAGAAGTGGTTGGAACAAAATGTTCTGAAGATGAACTATAAGTCTTTCACACAGATTGTGATCTTAGGTTCTTCTACCTTTGTCCCATTCATGCAACTTCCAACTTCAAGTCGTAGAGAAGTTGTTGAGGATCTATTGGATATCAAAATTTTCTCATCAATGAATGATACGATCAAGAGTAGAATCAGAATGATTCGTGAAGACGTAAAGACTCTTGATCTGAAGAAGGAAGGTCTCAAAGATAAAGTTGATATGCAAAAAGACTTTATTAGTAAAATGGAGTCTCAAACTAAGGATGGTATTCAGAGAAGAAATGATAAGATTAATACTCTAAACGAAGAAATTCAAAATTGTTTTCATAAAAGTCTTGGTAAAGAAAATGAACTTTCCAAACTCAAAGAAGACTTAAAAGAGTTTGAAGACGCCCAAGATAAGCTCAGAGAGTTTGGTAACGTCAAAGGTAAACTGTCACAAAAAATACAAAGTATCGTTAAAGAACACAAATTTTTTAATGAAAATACGGTTTGTCCCACCTGTAATCAAGAAATAGAGGAATCGTTTAGGGTAAATAGAATTAGTGACTCTCAAAATAAAGCGGAAGAGCTCCGAGATGGATTTGAAAAACTCCAGTCGGCTATTAAAAACGAAGAGTTGAGAGAGTCACAATTCAAAATTCTTTCAACAGAAATTACCAAAAAACTTAATGACATTTCTTCTTTCAATGTACAGATCACTGGTCTTCAACGACAAATTGCTGGACTCGAATCTGAAATTCAGACTATTACCAGTCAGCTCCAGAACAGAAATTCTGAACATGAAAAACTAGAAACACTCCGAGAAAACCTTGATGTCACTTATGATAAACTTGCCAAACGTAAGGAAGACATTACCTATCATGATTTCATCTATAGTCTTCTTAAAGATGGTGGAGTAAAAGCAAAGATTATTAAAAAGTATCTTCCACTTATCAATCAACAAGTAAATAGATATCTTCAGATGATGGACTTCTACATCAACTTTAAGTTGGATGAAGAGTTCAACGAAACTGTAGAGTCTCCCATTCATGAGGACTTCTCTTATGCTTCATTCTCTGAAGGAGAGAAGATGAGGATTGATTTATCCCTTCTGTTTACTTGGAGAGAGATTGCCAGAGTCAAGAACTCTGTAAATACCAATCTACTGATAATGGATGAGGTCTTTGATTCATCACTAGACGGTTTTGGAACAGATGAGTTCCTTAAAATTATTAGGTACATTATCAAAGACGCAAACATCTTTATCATCAGTCACAAGACTGGTATGGACGATAAGTTTGAAAACGTTGTTAAGTTTGAGAAACATAAAGGGTTTTCACGTAAAATTTAATAAATGTGTCTTTTTTACATAAGTTCATTAAGATACACAAATCATACTATATAATATGTGATTGGAGGTTATTATGAAAAATCTGATCTCACGTAATGAATTAGCATCTTGGAAGTGGGACGAAAAAACATCTGTCAATGACAAATACGACCAGGTGTCCGAATACTTCCAGTGTATTTCAGAATGTGGTATTGTCGATAGTACAGCTAGGAGGTTCTGCAGACACGTCCTTACGACTAATTAATAACCAATAAGGAGATAGCCACTAAAGTCCCGAGGTCTAAAAGCCTCGGGATTAGTCTATGTGCCGATATATAAACTGTCCGACCTATCACTAAAATGGTAGGTTTTGTCGTATTATAGATTCATCGAGACAGACCACGATGATCAACTACGAAATCAAATCCCAACTCGCAAAACTGTTGGCTACCGAGAATATGGTAGTTGAGAATCGTAATGTTCAGACCGCACAGTTTGATGTTGAGAAACGTATTCTGACTCTTCCAATGTGGAAGAGGGCATCTAATGTTGTGTACGATATGCTTGTGGGTCACGAAGTGGGTCATGCTCTCTTCACACCTAATGAGTGGGGTTGGGAAGATCGTATCCCTAAACAGTTCGTCAATGTAACTGAGGATGCACGTATTGAGAAATTGATGAAACGTCGGTATCCTGGTCTGTCCAAGAGTTTTTACAAGGGTTATCAAGAACTTGCGGAGAATGATTTCTTTGAAATTGAAGGACGTGATCTGTCTGATATGAATCTGGCAGACCGTGCAAACCTTTACTTCAAGATTGGAAATTTTATTAAAGTTCCTATTGCATCTGGAAAAGAGCAAGAGATCATTGATATGATGTCTGAAACTGAAACGTTTGCGGATGCTGTTACTGTTGCAGAAATACTGTTCAAATATTGTAAAGAGCAGATTGACGAAGAATCAGTAGACTTCCCTGTTTCTAGTAACAATGAAGGTGAAACTTCGGGAGAATCAAGTTCTTCTAACAAGGAATCTGATGAAAGGACTGAGGATAACTCAGAACAAGAATCTTCTAATGTAGAAGGTGGTTCAAGTGAAGATATTAAATCTCAGAGTAAGGAATCCAAACTTGAGGTTGAGACTGACGATACCTTTGAGTCTGGTTCTCAAGAGTTCAACGGAAATGTTGAAAATACTAGGAACGTCAATTATATTCAGATTCCTAAAGTGAATCTTGAGGAGATCGTTATTGGTAACAAAAGAGTTCACGAAGAACTTGAAAATAAGTGGATTGATGCTTCTACTCCCAGGAAGTACTGGGATGCTTATAAGCAGATGCATAAAGAAACTAAACCAGTCACGTTTGATATTCCTGACACCGAATATACAAGTTTCAAGAAAACTGCTCAACGAGAAGTTAATTATCTGGTAAAGGAGTTTGAGTCTAAGAAGTCTGCAGATTCGTACTCTCGATCATTTGTTTCTAAGACGGGAACTCTTGATTGTACTAAACTTCATACTTATAAGTATAATGAAGATCTCTTTAAGAAGGTGAATATTATTCCAGACGGTAAAAACCACGGTCTTATCTTTATTTTGGATTGGTCTGGATCCATGGGTAATTGTCTGATGGATACCATCAAACAACTCTACAACTTGGTTTGGTTCTGTGACAAAGTAAACATTCCTTTTGATGTTTACGCATTCACCAATAATTACTATGACGAAATCAAACAGTTCCATAAATTTGATGAAACTACAATTCAGGAAGTAATTGAATATGAATTCATTGTTAGTCAAGACTTCAAACTTCTTCACTTCTTGACCAGTGGTGTTAATCGTAAAGAACTTGATCGACAACTTAAGTCTTTCTTCCGACTCTGTGTTGCTCAATGTCGATGGGTTGACTACACAATCCCAAATGGATATGGGTTATCTGGAACTCCTTTGAATGAATCTCTCATCTGTCTTCATCAAATTATTCCTCAGTTCAAACAAAAGTACAAAGTTCAGAAAGTGAACACAGTTATTTTGACTGATGGTGAAGCAAATGTTCTTTCATATTTTAAAGAGAACAATTACTTTGATGATACTCGAATGGGTATGGGAAGAATGTATGCCGGTGATTATGTTCGAAATCGTAAAACTGGACATACTTATAAGGTCGAACACGAATACCATAAGTTTTCAGAAATTCTCTTGAAAGATCTCAAACAGGTTTTCCCCGATGTAAACTTTATTGGTATTCGTATTGCTGATAGCGGAGAGTTCAAAGGATTCGTTCGTAAGTATATTCCCGATCTTACTGAAGAGCAGTACAAGAAGATTCGAAAGGACAAGTTTGTTTCAATCATGAACTCTGGGTACACTTCTTATTTCGGAATGTTTTCCAAGTTCCTTCAAAATGATACTGAACTTGATGTAGAAGAAGGTGCATCTAAATCTAAGATTCGATCTGCATTCACTAAAACTCTTTCTAATAAGTCCCTAAATAGGAAGGTTCTCAGTCAGTTCATCGATATAGTTAGTTAACCAGTTTGATTACTGGCACGAACCACTCCCACAGGGGGTGGTTTTCGAGTATATTAGTATTGTTGAAAAAACACAGTTATGTCACTCTCTACCGAACACGTCATCTCGTCTCTTCAAGAACTTTATGGTGAGACTGTCACCTCTGGAGATATTCGTGCATGGTGTGCAATGAATGGTTCCAACTATCAAACTGTCACTAAAAAACTCGAACAACATAAAGTCGGTCGTGGTAAATGGAATCTTACCGTTCGGGAACAAATGGAACAAACTTACCAGACTAGTCCCTCTATTATTCCCGATCGGGAACCTGAAAATCTGATCCCACGGAAAGATGATACCTTCGTCAAGTTTGGTAACTTTACTGATATTAAAAAGATTATTCAGTCCCGTCTTTTCTATCCTTCATTTATTACGGGTCTGTCGGGTAATGGTAAAACGTTTTTGGTTGAACAGGCTTGTGCTCAACTCAAACGTGAACTCATCCGTGTAAACATTACTATTGAAACTGATGAAGATGATCTCATTGGTGGCTTCCGTCTTGTTGACGGTGCCACAGTCTGGCACAACGGTCCCGTTGTGGAAGCCCTCCAACGAGGGGCTGTCTTGCTCCTTGACGAAATCGACCTTGCTTCAAACAAAATCCTTTGCCTCCAATCCATCCTTGAAGGAAAGGGTGTCTTCCTCAAGAAGATTGGCAAGTTCGTTACACCCGCCGAAGGTTTTCAAGTCATCGCCACTGCAAACACCAAAGGGAAGGGGTCTGACGACGGTCGATTTATTGGGACTAACGTGCTTAATGAAGCTTTCCTAGAACGTTTTGCTGTTACCTTCGAACAATCTTATCCTACCGCAGCAAACGAATACAAGATTCTCTATAAAGTTTCTGCGTCTCTTGGAGTGCTTGATCTTGACTTCTTGAAGCATCTTTGTGACTGGGCAGATATCATCCGTAAGACCTTCTATGATGGTGGTATTGACGAGATCATTTCTACCCGTCGTCTGGTTCATATCATTCGTGCATATTCCATCTTCGAAGACAAGTCGAAAGCGATTCAGGTTTGTATTAATCGATTTGATGATGAAACCAAGTCCGCATTTTTGGAACTGTATGATAAGGTTGATGCAGACTTCCAACTAATTGACAATACTGAAGAATCTTGATAAAATGAATGCATGGTCTCTATTGTATGATGAATTAAACATGGATAGTGATTTAGAGTGGGTAAAGGCCAATGGGGGTTTTGATTACACTCCCATGGTTTCTCAACCCGATAACCACTACAAGTTCTGGGAAGAATATTATTACCCAGAAGAATCTGCAACTTTTTCAGTAAATATGCCCGAAGACAAAATTGAACTTCCAGAAAATATCAATGGATTCTGGAAGTATGAAGAAGATCTGACTATGAAGGAGGTTCGGGACTATCTGTCAGGAACCTACCGTTCCCATTACACCTCTCAAGAATCCAAAACTCAAACTCTTGATTTGATTGAGAGTATCGGTGATGCAGAGGCCTTCTGTCGTTCGAATGCGATCAAGTACCTTTCACGTTTTGGTAAGAAGGGTGGAAAGTCAAAACTTGACATTCTGAAAGCCATTCACTATTGTATTCTTCTGTATCACTTCTCTGGTCTCCACAAACCTTCCTCTTCTAATTATGAAACTTTCTGAATCCACTGTATCTCTCCTAAAGAACTTCTCTTCGATCAATCAGTCTATTCTGTTTAAAGAAGGTAAGAAACTCCGAAGTATTTCGGTAATGAAGAACATCTTGGTTGAAGCCAATGTGTCTGAAGAGTTTCCTAAGGATTTTGGTATCTATGATCTGAACCAGTTCCTCAATGGTCTTTCACTTCATTCTTCCCCCGATCTTGACTTTGATAACGAACAATATGTTGTAATCAAAGAAGGTCGTTCACGTTCAAAGTATTTCTTTGCAGATCCTTCTGTGATTGTTGCACCTCCTGAGAAAGAGATCACTCTTCCTACTGAGGATGTGTGTTTCCAACTCACCAGTCAACAATTGGAGAAACTGAAAAAGGCTGCTTCTGTTTACCAACTTCCTGACATCTCTGTTATTGGTGAAAACGGTGTCGTTAAACTAGTTGCACGTGACAAGAAGAATGACACTTCTAATGATTTCTCAATCATTGTTGGTGAAACTGAAGATCAATTCGTATTCAACTTCAAAGAAGAGAATCTGAAGATCGTTCCAGGTAACTACGACGTAGTTGTTTCTGAAAAACTACTTTCTCGTTTTCGGAATCAAAACATTGACGTGACCTATTACATTGCACTGGAACCTGATTCCACTTTTGGATGATGAGACATATCCTTTTTACACTAAAGGGTTGTTCTGAGGTACTTCTTGATGATGAGGCACATATACGCAATGTACTTGTTCGTGCAGCACAAGTCTGTAAGAGTACATTGTTAAATGTCTCATCACATAAGTTTGAACCACAAGGTGTGACTGCTATTGCTCTTCTTGCGGAGAGTCATATTAGTATTCACACTTGGCCAGAAAATGGTATGGCAGTATGCGATGTCTTTACTTGTGGAGACCATACTGTCCCAAGGGCAGCAGTGACTTACATGTATGATATGATGTGTGCCACTGACATAGTAAGTGAACAATTTACGAGACCCTTATCATGACCAACTGGAAAGAAAAATTCAATGAATTAACTGATAGTGAACTAAACAAGATTGCTATTCTCAGGGTCATGGAATGTACAAATGGTATCATTCAGCATTCATTTCGTGATCAGACTGAAGATTCCTTTTCTGTTGAAATAACACGAGAGGTTATGAAGTTTAGTATGTCATGTATGAAAAACATGACTATTCCTCTTAAAGAAGAAACAATTACCTTCAAACCCAATACAGAAGAAATATTACGTAGAGCAAGAGAACTTTATGTAAGTGGCGTCAAACACAACAATGAAGATGACTACAAAGAGTTTATGGAAATCTCAAAGGAATCTGCACAAGTTTGTGGTATGCAAAGACTTCTTGATGCCAAAAAAATTCTTGAGGAAAACATTGACGTGTTTCCACCTGGTACATTAGACTGGGGTGTGTCTTATCTTATGCAATTTTTTACTGATGAATATCTTCGTGACTTCTTCGAATCCGTGGGAGAGCGCAAGGGTCTTACCTGACAAACATATTGTCAAGATGCCCCTAGAGACCTGTCAGATGCTCTCTATCGTTGCTTCTGATAAGTGGGGTCATGGATTTGGAACTTTACCTAAAGCAGATGGAACACCTTACAGTACTGAAAAAGGTGCATTCCGTAATCATCCCTGTACAAAATGGGCAAGTGAATTTGTGAACAACTGGCAATGGTTGATTCAACATGGAATTGCATTGTGTGATGAATACAAACTGAGGTATGGAAAACATCATACTTGTTTTAAAACACTAATTGTTGCAAAACAAATTTTTCCCACAGCAGATCCACAAGGTCGTAGTGGAAAAGAGACAACTCCATTTGTG